TCCCAGAGAACAGATTGAGAGCATACTGGATGGGCCCCTTAAACAGCCGAAGTAGACGTCGCAGCCATAGATCCAATGCAAACATCATTGCAGAGATTCTTAAGCACGACCCACCAACAATCAATCGTTTCGATGAATTCAGAACTTTTGGCGACATCATCAGAACAGTGGAATCAGGCGCTGAACCAGCAAGTTACGTAATAGCTGACGTCCTGAAATCCAAGTTGAGGATCCCTTATTCACAAGCGGAGATCATACTCAACAAACTAGATGCCCCCCAAGTTATACGGAAAACCAGTCCGTATTATCGAACGTTTTTAGAACAAGTCTTAGAAGTCGTCAAACCTGACCCCAAGACTGATCTAACACGACACGGTGACGTGGAAAAGAATCCTGGCCCCATCTACGGATCGATCCACAGGCTACTCAAGAAGGAGTTTCAAGCACACACTAGATTATTCAACCCTTATCATAGTGTGCCATCGAGTAATTCACACTCGTCAAACTCCCGAAAGAGCAGACAAAACACAGGCTGTAATAGACCTAGGCGTAGGCCTAGAAATAGAAATACAATAGATCCAACCGACATAATAACTAATCCTCGGACGTTGAAAGAGACTCGCCTATTGCAATCCCACCTGTTTGAAACAGATCCCAACGGCAACTACGTTTGGAAAGTTGGACCACCACCTCCTATGGTGGTCATCCACAGCTGGACTAGTCTTCCGAGACGTGTCAAGTCGTGGATTTTCAACAAGAAGATAACAATAGAAGACATCACAAAGAAAATCTTCCAACGACCCAAAATAGAATTCGTATCGTCAGTCGAATCCGTGAACATAGTTCACGCAGGACTATCGACTCCTCACAAACCACGCCCTTTCAAAGCAGACTTCCACGCAGTCCCTTGCATGTCACACCTAGCCGAGCCAGATTTGTTAGATTGGCATCCCGGCTACGTAAACATATGTTTTAGCTGCGGCCACACCACAACTTCACAGGTCTGCCCAAGGTGCGATCTGTATACGTGGGTCGGCTTAGGAAGTAAACTTGGACCAAGTAACCTCGTGGTCCCTGCTTCAAAAGTTTGGTTGAGAGGACAGAGTTGCAAAATCTGTAGAGATGATTTCCTTCAGTTCCTCTTCAGACCGCCCATTGCAACACTACATAGTCCTGTTATAGTACAAGACCGATACATTAATGACACTAATTTAATACTCAAAGTTCTACCATCTTTGACACCCCATAAGTGTGACGTTC